CAAATACTACAGGAAAAGAAAAACTTAGCCGACCTCATACTGACGAAGGCTAAGTTGATTAGTTTTATAACTGGAAAACTTAGTGGAGTGGAGCCCCAAACGTCTGCCAGCCTAGCAGCAAAAACAGGATGAACTGCAATAGAGTTCCACCCAATAGATAATGATTTCCTGGTGCTACGGCAAAACCATAATAGAGTCCGCCGACTAACCAGATTAACATAAGTATCCAGAATGCTAAACCAAATCCCATAGTCTACTCCTCTTCTCCTGCTTGTGTAAGCCCAAAAATACCGAGTAAAGTTGCTCGTTGTCCAGGAGGCAATCCCTGGATACGCTTAATTCGTTCTATTTTAGATAACCCATTTAACTCTCGAACCAGATTAGTCATATCCCTAGTTACCTGACTAGTAGCTTTTGCTCTTTTCAAAGCCCTATGAGCAGCAGGACCAGCTATACCTAACGAAGCTCCTATAGCCGCTCCAGGCCCTCCACCTAGTCCCCAGCCTATCGCACCAGCTACACCAGATCCTGAGGTTATTGCAGCAGCCAATCCAGCCAACCCCCCGCCTCTAGTATCAGGAGTTTTCTGAACAATATCAGTTAATTTTTCAGTAGTAGCAGGACCATAGTTCAATGCTGTCTCAGATTTAGGGTCTATTTCTCGAGCAATTCTCTTAGTGGTTTCGATGGGTACATTCGTTCGTATATTGCCCCAGAGACTACCTCCAGTCATCATATCAACAATACCTTCAGTTTCTTTAAATTTTACATTAGCCTGATTAGCCTTATTTAGAGCAGTTGCAGCATCTGGATGAGTTTTAGCTAATGCTTCATCAAAAGCGTCTTTAGCTGCTCCTATCAAACCATCTTCTTTAGGGCCTTTATGATAGTCACCCCTATCCTGAAGATATTGCCGCATATTGCGAATAGTGGGTAAGTCAGCAGTTTCATTTTCATTTTTAATAACTCTCTGTAGCCCAGGATAGTCACGCTCAATATCTATTTGTGCATCTCTAGTCATACCTTTACGTTCATCTATAGCATCTTGTACTGCCTTGACAACCGGAGCAATAGGTATCTCTTTATCAGGAAATAGGTCTATCTTTCTATTAAGATCATCTTTAAGTACTCGTGCTTCTCTAACAATAGTGGATGGTTTAATTTCAGGAGCAGCTTTCGTAGGTAACTTGCCTTTCACACCCATTAGGGAAGCTAAATCAAAGGTTGTACCCGCAGGATCATTAGCAAAAGTAATAGCAGGATTAGCTACTTTATTCACTATCGCCTTACCAGATTCAGCTGCTGCCTGACCTCGTGGTGACAGAGGCGGGGGAGTGTCGCCCATGAGCCCCCGCATCCCATGACCTGCTGACTCAAGGGCACCAACTCCATAGCCCAATACATCACTGATAGGTCCAAGAGGACCACGTTTATCGGTGATAGTATCATAAGCTCCTTGGAAACCTTTTTTCATCAAGTTATTAAACGATGGAAAAAGGTTAGATAAAGCCGCTCCACCTGTCTCGCCCCATGTACTATCTTCTGTAATGGGAGTTTGACCAGGATATTCTGGTTCAGCTGTAGATTCAGTAGGAGTTTTAGCTTTTTCAGCTTCTGCTCTACGCCTACGCGCCGCTGCATTCGCGTTTATAGCGCTCCAACTGTCGGCCATAATTTATTGTCCTCTTATCGCTTTCCAGTCGTCTGGAGTTAGATAGTCTACATTTTCAGAATCGACACCCTTACTTATAGCTAAACTTCGATCTTCAGAAGATACATTAGAATCTCCTTCAGCAGCAATAGCTCCCATATTATCTTTAATAACTCTCTTGATATCATCCGGTATACTCTCTGCGTCTTTACTATCCAAGAAACTACGTTTATTAAGTTCGTCTAGTTTTTCTTGAGCTTGTGTGAAGGTTAATTTCTTAGCATCATATTGACTAACAATAGATGCTCTTTCTCTATCTACAGCTCTCTTAGCTTCTATTAGTGAAATTATGGCTAGATTACCATCTTTTGTATTAAGAATCTTTGGAAGAGCAGCAAGGAGACCCTTATACTCAAGATCAGATTGAGCACCGGTTCCCTGTACATAATTCTGCGGAGCCATTCTATAGATAATAGATTTTAGTGTATCCGCTTTATTAGAATAACCTGGTAGATAATCTGCTATAAGAGAATCTAATGACATACCTTGTGGTACACCATTTTCAAGCAGTTGGCGCATTGTCGCCATATCTGTTTCAGATGAGGCTATTTTACGACCAGTTTCAGCTATCGCAGGGAAGGTTTTACCAACAATTTCTTCAGCACGCTTCATATAAATTAAATCTTCAGCTGGAGTCGCTCCAGACTTACCTTTTATCATTTCCATATAGGCGTCATAAGCCTTTGGATTAGTATCTTTAGCCCCTGCAAGCCACATAGCAGTTCTAGCTTCAGCAGGTACTTGTTCTTCTGACTCTAGAACTACTGATGCTTCTTTAGTGGGATCACCTGGATAAAGTTTAACTAGTCGGCCACCAACTGTCATATATTCAGGAGGCTTTGGCCCCGTATCTCCTACTATTTTTCCAGTAGGATCTGTAAGAAGTTTTCCAGGTTCTGTTGCAGATACTTTAGATTTTTCGAATCCAAATTGAGCAGTAGCCAAATCTTCAGCCTTAATTTTAGCTATTTCAGCATTAAGTTTTTCAGGACCTCCTGTATTAGCTCTTATAATTCGCTGAGCTTGTGCGTCATCTAAAGTAGGCATATCGAGTTGTTTTCTAAGAGTAACTGTGGCTGCATCGACTTTCGGTATAGTAGTCCCACCCATAGCTCCAGGCATAGGTACAGGTACTTCTCCTGTTGGAGGTGTACCTTCACCCCCAAACCAAGTCTTCATCTGTCCTGTAGCCAAATCTTGATTTCTTTTATCTTCTATATACGCTTGACTATTCTCACGTTTAATTCTTTCTTCTTCAGGCAATGCTGCTAATTTTGCTTCTTGCTGCCTATCATATTCTGCGGCATCGGCAATACGTTTTTTCTCAGCAACATCAGCGGCATTCGCCCACCCAGCTTCAGTAGATTTCTTATCAGTAATAATTTTAACTGCATCCCCAATATCTCCACCACCCATAACAGTAGCAAGAACTTCTGGATTGTTTGATTTTAATGCATATTTCAAATTAAGTTCTTTTTGCTTCTTTTCTAATGCCAGCTTTCTTTGATGTTCTTGATATTTAGGAATCATAGCCATCATGTCAGGATCTACAGGTTGTCCTGTTCCAGCAGCTATCAAACCCGCCCCAAGACCTTGAAGTCTCATACCAAAAGGAACACCTCCATAATTCATAAAATCCAGAATACCTTTAGGCTTATTTGGATCTTCAGGTTTTTCACCTGTTAATTCCGCCAAAAGAGCATTAAATTGTTCTTGTTCAATATCTTTAGACGAAGGAGTGGGCATGGGGGATGTATCCGAAGCTGGAGTAATCTGTACGTCAGAAGCGGGGGAACCTTTGATACCGGTCCAAGGATCTGTGATACCTACTCGTTTAGCGCCGTACCACGGACCCCATCCACCTTCTTTAGCTTTATCTAAGGCAAATGGAACTTGAGCAAAGGCGGTTTCAGGGTTACTTGGATCTAAACCAGTTTTCTGTTGAAATTCATTACCTAAACCGCCACCCATAAAGAGCTGAAATGGGCCATAGGACTCTTCTTGCTTACCATCTTTCATAAAGGTAGATTGCCAAGTCCCCGGCTGTAAGCCCTCAGACTTGGCTACCTTTACCGCAATCTCTGGATCCATACCGCGGAGCTTCGCCTGCTCCCGGATATAGGCTTCCATTTTAGCAAGATCATAAGCAGCCATCTGAGTACCTTATGGAGTCGGACCGGGTATCATAGATCCAGCGCCTTGCAGAAGTCCACCAGTCGCAGTCATATAGTCTGTAAGACCAGGAGTAGTAGTCCCAGTCTTAGTACCATAGCCTGCTGTATTCTGGATGGAAGCAAGATAGTTCTGCAGAGCGTTCTGTGGAGCGCCAGTATAACCACCATACTGTGCTCTAATAGCATCCAATATCATCTGATTTTGGTTCTGTTGCATTAGACCAGCAGTAAGTTGGTTCTTTTGCAATGTGTCTCCAAAGCCAAATCCCATATTGGCAAGATCACCAAGATTACTGATACCAAACTTGGTAAGATCGCCACCACTACGAGCAAATAGATCAGCAAGAGCTCCTAATCCCTGAGCACCCGTCTGAGACATACCTGCGCGCCTATCAGCATTACCTGTATCTGCAGTCAATCTATTGCCGATATCTCCCATACCCATAGTCTGAGCATTAAGGAAATTCTTAGAATATAGATCAGCAATAGTATTCTTACGCAAGTTATTGAAATTATTATTCATAGCGGCTTTCTGGATATACATCCGATCGCCACCGAAGGCTTTTTGTCCCAGCGCAGCATCATCAACGCCTTGCTGAGATATATCTTCTTGTTTCCTTAATTCACCCATTGTAGAATCTATAACATTCTGAGTAAATGGGTTCATATAAGGAGACAGATCAGTGCTAGAAAGCTGACCTGCTGTCACATCTGAGGGGGTCATCCCGCCCATAGCTCCATAGAGCCCAGCAGCTTGACTACCAAGTTGATCAGCAGTTCCTAACGCTCCGGCTGCTGCTCCCGGTAGTGCACCAGATTGGCCAAGTGCTGTCGTATAGGCACCCTGCACATTCTGAGCTAGAGGTTGACCCGCATAGGGGTTAGTTGCTGGAGCGCCCATTGTATTCTCCTAAATAGAACGTGTGGTGGGAAGTCCACCTGCTCGGATGGTGTACCCAGATTTATCTCTATCTTTCATAGCTTTCGTACCGCGTACCTTAGTATCCCAAAAACTGCTCAACTGTCCAGTTTCTGGGTTCATAAACATAGATTTTAGATAAGCTGCCATACCTGGATACATTTGATCCAATTTAGCCAATTCTGCTTCAAGTCCAGTAATGCTACGAGTTCCTTTAATTCCTGTTACAGGATCTACTTCATAGTTTGGCTGTGAAATTGCGGGGGCAGCCTGACCTGGGGTATTGAATGCTGCACTCCAATTATTAGACTGATTCCAAGCATCAACCAACTGATCAGGAGGTGCTGCTGTATCCATACCCGTATAAGGAATATACGGAATTTGATTAACACCAGCCGCTAACCTCAAAGCATTTTCTCCAGCCGCTGCTGTGACAGGCACTTGCTGGTTATCTTCTTTCTTCTTACCACTCATAGATTTACCCATAGGTAATCTCCTTTTCCATGTATACAGAGGGCATCTTCCAGCCTTGGCTACGAAGCACCCTCGCAAGCCCCCGCCTTCCGATGAAAGTGAACTTAGAAGCGTTAATTTCTCGTCCGAAATTCGCTACTGTTTTCTCTAGTTTAAACAGCCCAGCGAAGCTCCCACCAGCTAACATGATATGAAGATGTGTTTCATTAACATTATGAATAACATCAATTACGGCAAAGGCATCAGGATTATCAAAGAATAATAGACTAAGAGCCATACAACGATTATACACATCATCCACAGTAGTATAATCGCCTTCCTCATGGAGTATCACCGCCATGCAAGGACGCCAACGGTTGAATCTAATAGTTACTATATCTGCTATGTTCATACTCGTGTCCTATCCTTATATGTAGGATTAGGGGTCATTTGTTCTAACATCATTCTAGAAAATGTTAAGTTAAACGCCACATTTGCAGTCTCTGTGTGTTGAACTCTAACATCTACGATATCATTTGCAGCTAGTGTAGCAATGAAAGTTCCTTCTGTATTCCATACCTGATCTAATTCTCTTTGCACCGTATTACGTAGAACCTCAGTACCATTCTTGAATACACAAGCGGCTATGTCTACTTTCTTAACAGCACCACCACCATTATGGAATAGATGAACGTATAGTCTATAAGTGCCTCCATAAACTACTTTAAAAGAGTTAACTGCACCAGATACATTAAATGAATGCGGTGAACTATTCGTAATAACTGTATCAAATGGAGCTTTAGTCGGCGTGGCACCAGTTGGAGCATTCCAAGCAGTATTGGTTCCACTTACCAACATTAGAGGAACACCTGGATATTGAGGTAATTCTGATTTACCCAATGATCCTTCTATTCCACGCCTTGCTAGATCGCGAAACACTTGTTCTTCATCTTGCCTATACTGGATAGGCGCGCGTGGAAGTACTAACGAAGTCATCGTTTTTCTTTCATTCTTACTCTAAGACGTAGTTTACCTAGTTTCCAAAAATTATCCTTTGTTTGGATAATTTTCATATAGAACTGTCTAGCTCTAAATCTCACAGTTACAAAGCCTTTAGGATTAGTTAGAGCAATAGGGCCTACTTCTCGCTTTCTAGCATTTGGAGCCTGCTGTAGAGTAAATAGTAATCGAATAGCATCTGGATCACCTTCTTCACCTGGACCTTCAGCACCTACGTCTGGGTAAATTCTATCTACTTTAGTATTAACATCTCCTTCATTAAACTCAATAGCACCTGTTTCTATAAAAATATCATTCTTTCTACTAACCCCATCCGCTAACATGCCTATTTCATGCTCATACATATCAATTCCATTGCAAGCTAATGGGCGAGTTTGCCATACCGGATTCAACCACGCAGTTCTCGGAATACTGCCAATCGCCCAATAAGGCGTTTCATCATAAGACATAGCTGCATATCGGTTAGGAGTAGAACTTCCTTTTTCAGGATACATCATCCATAGTTCTTGAGCATATTCATTAACTCCTAGATGAGTGTTTTCAGGTACAGTCATATCTGAATTTTCAAAAATTTCAGTATGAACAGTGCAGGGAAGTTTTGCAACCGCTCCACCTACATAAGTCCAGGCATTTGATTGACTAACCCAGATAGCTCCACCTAGAATAGGTGAAATAGCATATTTTCCAACAATACCTCCTTCTTCACTAATTTTACGACGACCGTAATAGTTAGGAGGACCTACATATTCAATCAAATGCACATCAGCATCAGTTAAAACAAGAATACCACCTTGAACCTTACAAGCTGTGATAATAGCTCCATTAGATTTAAGATCAAAACCCCCAGCAGAATTACTTTCAGTAGGAATCCAATCACCAATAAGGCGTCGTGAACACCATTTAACTCGACGAGGATTATTTAATCCTCCCATTACCATAAGATGTTCTTCTTCAGTAGCAATAACAAGAGTATTATCAATTGGAGCAACTCCTGGAGCTACAGGAGCAGCAACAGTTGCGGGGGTGGCTGGATCCCAGGATACCAGACGACCATCCTGCGAATGAACTGCGGTCAATAGTTTACCGAAGTTATCCATGAACCAAGAGCCAGTGATATCCGGTGGTACAGATACTGCATCTTGACCAAAGAAACCTGAACCAAAGAAATCACGACCAAACCCTAGAAGACTTCCAGGATTTGTACCTAGTCCAGCAGGAGTTATATCATAATTTGTGTAAGTACCCAGAACATTATTATAGGATGCTCCAAAAAGTTTAGTAGAAGATCCGGCTGCAAGCCACGGAGCCTTTAAGTCATCACGCCAAGAGAACATTCTCTGTATAGCTGTAGTAGCTGCTGAAAATGTAAGTCTCTTAATCCAACCTCCAATAGGGACAGTGATGGTGTTAATCCACCTCACTTGGTTTCCATTAAACCATTTCATCCCTGTAGCATACCGTGTCGTATTACGGAATATGCCCGGAGGTATATCTAAAAGACTTATATTTTTACCACTCATGGTTTATCCGTAGATCGCTAGAGCGTTAGCAGTTCTATAGTGAGCAGAAGATGTCCAGTTACTATCAAACCCATAGGTCTGAGCTCCTGGTGGATCGTCGTTGTTATAGGCTGTAGCATATCCGTGTGAAGGACCAGTATCTTGAGCCTGATGTTCTAAAGTTAAATTCGTTAAACTATATGTAGGAGGATTTGTTCCAGCATCATAAATTTGTGAAAAAAGACCTAGTACAAGAGCTTTTCTAGCCAAAGTTAACGCCAAACTAAGTGATGAACCAGAAGAAGCTGATGCTATACTACTATCAGGCCCTATAGTGCCTCTATCTAAACAAATAGCTCGCATATAACTAGATGACCAGTCATTACCTCCGGTTATAGCCATATTAAGATTAAATGTACCGATAGGAGGATTTAACATATAGTAGATAGCAGATGAAGGTCTTTGCTGGATAGTTTCTAATGGTGATCCAGCAGTCATTGCCACGCCATTAAAAGTAGGAGTACTGAAGGTACTGCCTTGATTCTGCATTCTAAAACTTAATAGAGCTATTAAAAGTTTCGTAGCAGCGGGTAGAGCTACAGATAAATTTCGTGTATTAGCAGGAGAACTAGACACACTCCCACTAGCCTGCAATATCTGAGGTATTCCGCCTTGCTCTATTATACCAATATTCTGGAGCATTAGACAAGATCTCCAAATACCCACCACTCATCAGTAGCACGCTTCATTATGGACCATCCTGAATATTGGGAAGCTGCTCCAAGACGAGCACCAGCAGCACGTAGAGTGACCCCAGCTCCAGCAACAATAGTAGTTTTGCCCGCACCGTACTGAGCACCATCGACTCTAGTATTAAGAGGGAAAGGCACGCTGCTATTAGGAGGAACCGTCCAGTTGTTAGCAGAGGCATTATTGATTGCCACAAGTTTTCCAGCATCAGCGGCCACCAAGGTATAACTAACTGATTGAAGATTTTCTAGTTGAGTTAATTTCTCTTGTTGAACAAATGCAGTAGTAGCAAGTTGAGTAGTATTCGTATTCGCTGCCGCTGTAGGAGCGGTAGGTGTACCTGTAAAGACAGGAGAAGCTTTAGGAGCGAGTAGAGCTAGATCAGCAGTTAAGTTAGTTATGTCTGATTGAGCATGAGTATGACCTACAATAGAAAAAGTGACCGAAGTTCCATTGATGCGAGCAAAAAGCCCCGCTGTCGTGGACCAAATATCACCATTCACCGGGGAGGACGGTGCGGTTCCATGAGGCACACTCAAGCCAGCAAATCCGGCCACAGTTGCAGGAGTTAGAACTTTAACAAGAAAATTAGCATAGTTATCGGTAATGATATTCTGGCTAATACCATTCAATCTTACTAGAAAATTAGCAGCAGTTTTCCAAAAATCACCTTCAACAGGTGAAGAAGGAGCTACACCTGTAGGTATTCTCATAGAAGCTGCGGCTATACCAGTCGCGGTAGACGCTGGATGAACCAGCCGACCAGTCATCGTATCGCCAGCTCTAATCACCGCAGCATCCGCAGTAGTCTGGCGAGCTTTAATAGCTGAATCTATAGATACCAATGAGGCATTGTAGATAGGACCCCAAACATCCTTCTCCGTACCCGGAGTTATCTGGGAGAATCCATAATTGGCAGTTGGGGTCGTGGTCATAGTATCTTGTCCTTATCCGGTAACTTGGGTAGAGGTGTTTGTGGAGCAGTCATTCTACCACCAGCAAAGGCTATCGCAGCCGTAAAACTCATTTGAAATATTTCTATAACTGGTTGAGTCACGTCTTTACAAGTCCCTATTGGTACTGCACCGCTCAATACTCCACCAAGACATCCTATGGCTATTCCAGCAGCTATAAACATCTGAGTACCGATTATTATAGCTACTAGCCAAAATGATCCCTTTGCTGTATCCATTCACGTTATGGATGCCTCCAAAGCACTTTCAAAGTCTTCCGCATAACCCGCAATCATAGACGCCTTATCAGTACCATTAATTACTCTACGACAGTTGTGGTAGTCTTTTTCATCATCGTTCAGATAGTCACTGAATTTTTTACCAGTAAACCAACCTTCCAAGCACCCAAGACGCATGATTTGGCGAGCAACTTCTGGCTCACACGCCTTTTCAGGATGGTTTATTAGATCAACTTTAAGTTTATCACCAGCTTTTTTATAATTAGCTCTACCAGTGATCATCACATACCCACGACCACGATATTTATATCCATCACCTGCCTGAGTATTGCCAAGATCTTTACCAATCTTAGTCCCAGGTTCATACTTATTGAAATATGATTTATTACCATATTCAGTTATAGGTCGCATCGTTTGAGCAGTTTCATGGAAAGTGGTAGCCAATGCATACGCCATCCATGGAATGGAAATATCATCTGGATATGTATCAAATAACCAGTTAAATGCATCTACCTGTTCTTGATTTAATTTGCCGAACATAGGGCGAATTATATCATAAAACCTGTCACGATCAATCATCACGCAGCCTCCTCTAACCTTGGTTCTTTAACATCATACCAGCCCTTACCCCAAAGAGTTAGAAGTCTCTCAAAGTACTCTTGATATCTTAGACCAATTACATCCATAGAATAGTTTTCTTCTGCCCAATGGCGAATTACTTTACAATCAAGAGTCTTAACTTTTTCTGTAGCATCAATAAACTGTTGGAATGTGCGGCATCGATATCCTGTCATACCCTGCACAACAGTCTCAGTAAACGCACCCCAATCAGTGCAGATCACAGGAGTACCACAGGCTTGAGCCTCTACTGCTACATTACCAAAAGGTTCTATATAGATAGAGGGTACAAATAACGCCTGTGCTTTTCTTAACAATTCACCACGTTGTTCAGGCCCTACAACTCCTACAAATTCTCCATAGGTAGGCTCATCACCCACCCCCGCAATAATAAGTCTTTTACCAAGATATTTACATACCTCTTCAGCTATTTTCCACCCCTTACGATCGATAAGTCGACCAAGATACATATAGTAATCACCACGTTCCTCACGTGGACCAAACGGAAAGCGTTCCATTTCCAAATAACCTGGAATTACTTCGTCAAACCATATACCATCTGCACGATATGCATCATGATTTTGAGCTTGAGCACCATACACTAGATGCATCCAAGCATAGCTCTCCCAGACACGATATTTGGCGAATGTTCCAGTATAACCAATACCAAATTCAACACAAGTAATATGAGGGAATGCTGCAGAAATCATTTGGTGGCATATTCCACCAATAACACACAGAAAATCTTCCTTCTGAAGGCGGGGGACCATAGCTTTGATCACATTGCTATTAAATACGATCCAATGAGGCAATTGGGGATCAAATGGAGCAGAGGTATAGTGATCTTTACACGATGCCGCCCGTTCTGCTTCTGTAATGCATGAAATATGCTCTGTGCAGTGAGCTTCATTAGTCTCACCAGCATACAGAAATACCTCATGCCCCAATTTGAACATCATATTACAGAATTTACGCACTTTCTCCGTGTATGCACAACCACAGAAAGCATCTGTGGTATTTGTATGAGGCAAACTAACAACATGAAAACGCATCTTCTACCCCATCATCATTACTTGTGAACGAGCTTTAGCTATTGCACCTTCTTTTACAGTGATACCAAAATGTGACTCAGTTGCTGACGTACCTGTTGTGCTATTCCAATGTAAACAAAAATCATCGGTAACATCAAAAGTATCCTCATTTGTAGTATCCTCAAACCATCCAGTAGTGCTTGCACCTATAGATAAAAGCCCATTACCATTTGCCCCATTTTTTCTTACCCTAATTTCTGAAGCCCCAAGAGTATTATTTGGTATTCTAACTCGTAAATTAGTTACTTTCTTTGGTACTAAAAATCTATTAGAACTAGCTGCTTCATCATTATTGCCAGTAGTTCTACTTAAATTATAGTAAAGGCTCTCACTGCTAGTTTTAGTGCTTAAAGGATATTCCAAATCATAGCTATCTTCTGTCATTACAAAAGTAGAACTTATAGCCGTGGCAGAACTACTATCTGTTGCACTATCCTGTAAATAATTTATTAAATCATCAATAGCTAAACTATCAGTATGCGTAGTATCCGTAAATCTGCCAGTTAATCCTGCTCCAATCGTAACTACTTGTGTGCCATTCGCTCCATTCTTTCTACTTCTATACGTATTAGCTACAGTAGCAGAAGAATTACGACCAAGACTAAGCCCTCGCCAAGTACATGCAATTTTAACTTTACATTGAGCCGTTGTATCACTTGCTTCATTAAAACCTGATCCATTAGATCTAATTGAAAAATATCTAGCTGATCCAGTAACGGCTCCTATTGAATGGGTCACAGTAAAATTGGCAAAATCAGAACTCGCTGTAAATAACATGGTTATACTATTTGGCGTATAAGTGATAGCGCCACTACGAGCGCCACTGACACTCACTTTTTTATTAGCAGTGATTGTATCTGTATTCACCCCATCTGTAAACCAACCAGTTAACCCCGCACCTATAGTCAATACTTGATTACCATTAGCACCATCAAATAAAGGTCGTATTATTTCAGATACAACAGTAGGATTAGTAGTCATATATACCGTAAATTTGCTAAATACTCCGGCTACTGCAACTAATTCCATATTATCTTCAACTGTTGGTAAACTGCCAGAACCAGTAGTACCTATTCCCGCAGCATGACAATTGCGTGGATTAGAATTTATTTGCTGAGTGCCACCAAAAGAACAAAAAGGCATCTAACTACCTATGTGCTTATATTTATCACCTAGTTTTTCAACAAGTACGGTATTTATAGCATCTATAACCTCTTTCTTTACGCTAGTAGCAGCTATTTTTATTTTTCTAGTACCTTTTTCTATAGTCAAAACAGTTAACCCTTGTTCAAGAAAAGGCTTCAATCTATCAACTTGTTCTGCATCCTTAAGAAAAATAACTTCATCTTCACCAGTATGCTTAACTATCTCATTTTTAGCCATATTTTTCATACGATTTTCATTAATAACAGAATATGGATCTTGTCCTATATGTTCAGAACAAAGGATACTTTTAGTAATAATCATTTCCTCTCCATTCATCTCATAATCGATCACACAATCACAAGTATCAGGAGCCCATCTAGTAGCCATATTATAAGTCCTTTAGAATGTCAAGGTTAAACACTACCCTTTGGAAAGTACTGACGCTATCCACATTAATACCAAAGCTATCCTTTGCAGTTACAGTCTTAGACCATCCTGTAAGGGTTACATCTTCCGCTTGGTCACCTGAGGATATAGTTGGTTTAGCAGAAGCTGTAATAGTATTAGCTACTGTCGGTGGATGACTTGCATAAGCTACTTTCCAAACATCCAATACAATAGAACCTGTTAAGCCATCTGCACTAAGAAGTCTATGTCCTACAATCTGTCCCGCAAATCCTGGAGAAAAATTACCTTTAAATCCAGTAGTGATAACTGCTCCACCTCCATCAATCATAAATGGAACAGTTATAATCCTAACATTAGTACTCGGATCTGGACCTGTTGCTCCTGTTGGACCTGCTACACCAGTTGCTCCAGTATTCCCTACTGTACCTTGAGGTCCAGTAGCTCCTGTTGCGCCTACTCCACCAGTTGTACCTGCTGTTCCTGTTGCACCAGTGACACCCACAACTCCTTGAGGACCCGTAGCTCCAGTTACACCAGTAACTCCTTGAGCTCCTGTAGCACCAGTTACACCAGTAACTCCTTGAGGTCCAGTTGGACCTATCGCTCCCGCAGCTATAAGACTCCAATTAGTCGCCCAACTACCTCCAACTCCAGGCTGAGTGCTGGCGCCAGAAGTATGGCCTAAGATACAAATATAGCTAGATTGAGTAGCTGAATTATAGACACCATCATTAGCAGCATAAGAAGTCGCAGTCAACCACTGACCACGCCAATTCATAGATCCACCGGCTGTACCCTGAGGACCAGTCGCACCTGTCGCTCCAGCGGGTCCAGTCGCACCTGATACGCCAATATTACCCTGAGGACCAGTTGCTCCTGTAAGACTTGCTCCTGTCGCTCCAGTTACACCTATATTTCCTTGAGGACCTGTTGCTCCAGTAACCCCCGCTCCAGTCGCTCCTTGGATACCTTGTGTACCCGTCGCACCCTGAACTCCCTGTATGCCTTGAGGCCCTGTAGCTCCTGTTACACCAATAGGACCAGTAGCACCTTGACTTCCAGTCGCTCCAGTTGCTCCAGTTACCCCCGCACCTGTAGCTCCAGTCACACCTGTTGGACCACCAGCCGGACCCTGAGGGCCAGTTGGACCAGTTGCTCCAGAAGAACCAGCTACACCCGCAGTACCTGAAGGTCCAGTTGGACCAGTTGGACCTCCAGAGGGTCCAGAAGGACCTGTAGCTCCAGACGCGCCTGGAGGGCCCTGAACACCGAGTTGTACTTCTACAACCTCAACAGGGGCGGGGACAGTGACGGTGACGACATCAACCACTTTCGATATCTCCCTCGCCCACCAAGTCACCGTAGACAATTGTAGTCTCAACACCAGTGCTAGAAATAATCTTTAATTTATACTTCATACTACTTCCACGAGGTATGAGTAAAGTATCATCGGGAGATAAAGTTAAATCAATAGTACCATTCGTAGGAGTAGATATAAGTAAATCAGTAGGTGTTTCTTTTCTAATTTCAATATCACCAGATACAGCGATCCAAATAGCGGTATATCCGGTTAAATTAATAGGAGTTCCAGCAGAGTTTTGACAAACATACTGACGAGCAAACGTATCTCCTCGTTGAGCAGTTTCTCTACGATATCCGGGGCCAGTATCGGGCATTAGGCAACCCTCACGATACGTTTTAAAGGAGTAGAGCCTAGTTTAATTTGATCACTTTCATCATTAGCTGTACTAATGGCGACTAGATATTTATTTTCCCATACTGGGATACGTTCATCTTCATCCATATAGGGAACAGCTTCTAGGCAAGCTGCATGAAGTAAAGCATCTGGGTATTCTATTGAAAATACATTAGATTCAACTACACCCTCTTTAAGCAGAGGCTGTTTAGCATAGAAATATATTTCTACTATGGCATTTTCACCAGGAAATGGATACATATAGAGCTTACCTGCATCAATGGCATAGCTCTTAGGCTCACCACCTTTATCGCAATCCTCGGCTTGGAGTTTTTTCATCTCATTAATGCTGACAACATTCAAAGGTCCAATTCTAGAACCTTGGATATTAACAAGACGAATCTTCTTAAATGTAGGTATTTTAGTTACAATATCAAGATTGATAGCAGTTACGTCTGCTGCGTTAATAGTAATAGGAGTCATGCTTTCCATACCATAGGAAAACATTTCTCTATTCAGACGATTTTGTGCTAAATCTAGAAAAGTACCAATTTGGGCGTCAGAATACTCGTCAGTTTGGATGAAATCCCTAACGTATTCTACCCAACCATTTGCTTTCGTCGGAAAAGCCATCTTCGTGAACTTTCATGATAGATGGCCCTGCCGAAGCGTCGCGCCAGAAGAATAATTTACTTAAAGAGTCCGGGCTTTGTAGAAGGTTTTGGCTTGGGTCTCTTAGGGGGTTTTGACATTGACATCGGAACTCTCCGCTTTTGCATTATCCAAACTTTCACCAGAATCATGCAACTTCTGGCGCAACAAGTATCCTTCTAGCACCCAGAGTTGCTTGAAGGCATTCTCATACGCATAGCTCTTACCAACGTCAGCATCATAATTTCTAGTGTCAGCCGGTGCAGATTGACCGTTAACCATGAATCCATTCTGCATTGTGATGACACAGATAGTAAGATGGCCATGTTCGTAATAATCAATTGTCTTGATCTTGTCTTCGATAGATTGTTTTGTAACTCGTGGAAATTTGGCGATTTCAGCAACCTTCGCCTCAGCCTCTGACTGGGTATACGGTGCATTCTTTGTCACTAGACTCTCCTATCTACGGTTCTAAACTTCGTATTGTTATTCAAGAACTTCTTGATGTACTTTTCTGCTTCCGGTGAACCATCAAGTATATTCACACCGTGTTCTCGTAGTATCTTTTCTACTACTATATTAGGAATTGAACCTATTTTACGCCATACTCTTGACTTACTATAGCCATCTGTATCATTTTTAATGATATTATTAAAGTCAAGAATAGGTTCTACATCCACAGTACGGCGGATATAGAATTTCCCTGTAGTATGATCAAAGAATTCCTCTACATGAGGTTCTTCAAAATACTTTTTATAGGGATCTTTATTCAATGTTTCCTCCGCGAAGCATCTGCCATAGCTCCAGCGACAATACAAGCATTGCTACTCAGAACAGTTACTTCTCCATCTTCATTTCTAGCTGTAACTGCACAAGTAAGAGTTTTACCTTGATCACCAACTGTAACCGTATGCTGAGCAGTTACAGCACTTGGAATATCAACACCATCAGCTTTCCATTTATATAGATACTGATCTACAGTACCAGTCCAAATTCCTTGACTACACTGTACAACATCAGTAAGTACAGCAGCTTCCACATTAAGCACAGGTAGAGTAGTATTTACAGGAGGAGTTGGATATCTACCATCATTCATACCAACAATATACTCAGCCCTAGTTGGTTCTATATCTGCAATAGATCTAGAAGGCCATAGCTGACTTACAAGATCACTAGCTCTTTCTGCAAGAGTTTCAAGATACAGCTTTACTAAGACCACTGGAGCCTCCTGTTATTGTCTTCGCAGCTTCAGCTTTAGATTTTTCAGCTTCAGCTTTAACAATTTCAGCATGAGCAGTTATAGTAGCTCTAACAATATCACGGATAGGCATTCCATGTTCATCACGGGGGGCCATAGTATACTGCTCAAACGGAGTAATCTTTGCATCAGGATCAGTACAGTGTTTAACGTCGCGCATACCTTCGAGATATGTAAACAATCTTTCATCCAACATAACAATAGAACCAGCCGGATAATTGCAGCCATGAACCAAAAGAGGCTTTAACAATTCAACTTTAACTTGTTGCATATTACTCTCCTAAAAGGGCGGGGGGAACGGCAATCCCCCCGCTTAACTCGCCTCAACTCTTAGCCCAAAGTATCAGCGACCAATCCATGAGCTTTTTCGTTACCCACTTCCAGGGTAAACTCATTCTGGATCAACCGGGATTCACCATGGCCTGTACGAGCCAAAGGAATCTGACGCGTCGGCTGTAGATTACCGATAGCCACGAATTCAGGATCGATAATGTATACAGCAGACCCAAATGTAAAGCGATCAGCAATAAACTTAACCTGACCGAAATCAGATTCGTAGATGTCAACCGCAGAGATAAGTTTACGATCATCAGCATCCTTGTACTTGGTAGCATTAGCAAGGAAGGTTGTAGAAACGAGGCGCTTGTTGATCGCACTTACAATAGCGTATTTAGGATTACCACCAGAGGTCCAAACTGCGGACATCACGGTATTGAACAACGTCTCAGTAAAAGTACGATTCGTTGCACCTGCTGCTCCAATATTACCAATTGGATACCCAGCCGTGCCCCCAGATAGGGTAGGTGGAGTGCTACCAGCTCTATCTACGTTTGTAATAAGAAAGGCGTAGAAACTAGCACTCCTACGAGGAGTACCAGAAGGACCTGCAACAGCAATAGTTCTTTGCAGGAACATAGTCTCTTTATCACGCTTCAACTCACGGAGCTTATACGTGATTTGCTTAGAAATATCTTCGATATTTGCAGCAGCATCTACCTTTTGCGAGGTATCTGATACTGAAACTACCTTATCTGAAATCTGGCAGTAGTTTGAACGCCTGCTAGATACAACCGGGGCGTCAATGGTTGGAGCATTTTCACCTTCCATCACCCAGTTTGAAGCGTCAACTGCGCCAAGTTCAGTCAAAGGCCATTCATGAAGAATGTGCTTAACCTTTGTAGTTCCAGCAATCATAGACTGGAACGGTGTTTCTGTCGGAGTAATCATATTCTCCGCTTCAACTAGATCCTCACGGATCGTAGTCATATCGTAGGTTTCGAGTGTTGCAGCCGCGACGGCCATGTGAATGTCTCCTAGGACTATGATTTATTTGCATTGTGATAGTCCATCTTCCTAGTTTGACACTGTCGCGAAGAGGATGCCTACTTTTGCTATTCTACGGCTTAGCTTCTTTCGAACCCTCGAGAATAGCCTGCTTTATTTAGCGCCTACCCCGAACTAGGAGTGTTGCCGCTACATCTTCAACTTTGCCAGTCTCTTTCGCTTTCGCTCTGGCCAAATCTTGAAGACGCTTTAAAGAGCTTGCTGGTGATTTAGTAGCCTTACCAGCTTTGAGAAGAGGTTTCACCGTCACCTCTTTATCCATAACTTTCTTCTGACTTGCCTCATGGTCAAGCCATTTGCCCGCAGCTTCCAAGACCAAGAAAACACGATGATCCAGAGCTGAAGCTACTTCATGTGGAGTATAACCAAATACTTTCGCTGTATCCGCAGCCTTAGACATAAAGACTTTAGATTTTTCAACATCACGAAGCTCTGGAATCTTCTTAGCCAGTGCTAGAGATTCATTTCTAATATGTTCTTGACGAGCCTGCTCAGCAAGTTTTTCTTGTTCCGCAGTAATTCGACGATCTTCTTCTGCTACTACTCGCCGTTTGTCCTGAATTTCACGAAATTTTTCACGTTCAAGTAGATACCGACCTGGGTCCTTCTGACGTAGAGTATCCCAATCAATATCAGGCTGTTGAGCTCCTTCTAGGATAGCGTCTAGAGCCGCTAATTTCTGCTTTTGAGTCTCATACCCCTTATAAAGTTCTTGCCCACGAGCATCGAGTTGAGCACGGAGTTCTGTAGCTTCCTGAAGTCGCTTATCAATAGCGCCTTCTGCAGAGTATTTATTCTTTAAATCTTTAATTTTAGCTTTTTTGTTTTCACCGTCAACAAGAACATCCAGTTCTATCTCATCGATATCAATATCTTCTTCCCCTTCTTCGCCAGTAGGCTCTTCAAGAGGAGGTTTTTCTTCCGTCTCAGGTTCTTCTACAGGAGGTTTTGGTTCCGCCTTAGCAACCGGAGGTTGTGTTCCATTAGGTTTTGCAGTCGCAGGTTTTTCCTCTGAACCTGGAGCAGGCATAATCAGAGACTTAGCAACCTCATCTAGCGAGCCATCATCAAAATCGTTATCAGGCGACATTTAGCATCCTTATTTCATTAGCTATTCTTGTCAATTGTTCTACAAATTTATCAACGACTTTAGCTTGATAAAACAAATTATCTCTTTCAACAATATCTTCTGCCAAAAGCATAGCCGAGGCATATTCTTGTTTCATATCACGAATTATATCATCAAATAAAGGGTTATCAACTATTTCCTTTATCAGTTGTTTCCGACGGAATTCCAAATCGTTCATTGGACCGTTCCATTCGTTCTCTGAGCAGCAACCTTCGCTTCCGTTGCTTTAATTTTTTCTTCCTCAAGGCCGACTTTAGCGACATCAACCGCAAAGTCCATGTCTGCCTTATCCCGTTCACGATCATCCTGCATATAAATTTCTGCAGTCCTTAACTTATTATCAGAAATAAGTTTTGCTATCTGCGCCTTTAGCTGACCTATATCATTCTGACTCTTCTGTTGCAACTTCTGTAAATCACTGTCGTGCTTGAGTTGCGCCTTCTGAGCCTCAACTTTAACAAGGTCCAGCATAGCTTGATTTTGAGCCTGCTGAGCCTGTTGCATCTGTTTTTGGTTCTCACTAGCAGCCTGTTTCTGCTGTTGATCAAATTGTTGAATAATTTCAGGTGGAACATACGGAAAATAGTCTTGATTGGTATGAATACCACTCAATCTATTTAAATCTTTTAGAGTAGTACGAACATTATCCCAACTACAGAGTGGATTAGCAAGACCAAACTGCTGAATAATCAACTGTTGAGCAGACAGAGTCTGCATCAAAGCCATTTTCTTTTCATCAATACGGCCTGAACCAAGCCCAACATTAACCCGAACAGATACTTGATCGTGCCACCAACTAGGCTTAACAGTCATATATCCAGAGGATGTCTTGATAGACTGCTCTTGCTTTACATGACTGATAGCTGTACGTAGAATACATAGAAAAAGTTCTTTAATCCCAGATTCACCAATATTCCGGGCCATCATTTCAATTCGTGCATCTGATCCAGCGACAGCCGCCGCAGCAGCCACTTTCGTTGTAGATTGTAGAGCGTCAGCATCCAAACCCTGTGATAATGGGGTAATTCCAGAGCGTTTTTGAGATACTTCGTCAAGATACTGTAAAACCGGAAGAGTGGCACCAGCTACAAATGGAGTAACAAGTTCATTAATTTGCCCCATTTGCCGAACACGGATAATAGCTCCTATTTCACCATTCTTAACATCCTCTAAATTAACTACTTTCTCGTTAACTTCTGTTCTTGGGTTATTGACAAGAGCAGTATTATCTACAATAGAACGTAAAAGAGCAGTCTGTGCATCTTGATCTTGTACTAGATCTTCGGCCAAACATATTGGATGAAATACATGAGGTTGGAATTCTGACCTGACAACGGCGTAATTGGCGTAGTTAATAGGCTCATCAGACAAGAGTTTATAGTCTTCTCCGACAAGACCAAGTCGTCTGAGTTCTGCGATTCCATCTCCATCTGCATCTATCCGTATCAAGGCTTCCGTAAACAAGAGTTCACGCGAAGTAGGATCTATAGTAGGTGAAGCTCCACCCTCTTCCTTAACTGTATAAACTCGTCTACGCTCTTGATCTTCAGTAGAACTTTCACTGTAAGTTGGAATATCTTTTAAATCTTCAAACTTATAGCCCATTTCAATAAGAGCAGAAACTTTTTCAGCTCTACGATGCCCTACAAGGAAAGCTCCTTCGACATCAGTAGCTTCACCATCTACAATGAATTCTTCAGGTGGAACACACGCCAAAGTCCATATATATTTTGACCGAAGACCTGTAAAAACAGACTCTGTTGTACTCTGCTCAGTCATTTTCATCTGAGTTCGTTGAGTAATAGCCTCAACTTCTTCAGGAGCAGCAGTTTCGTAGGTCTTATGATAAGGAATTTCTTTCTTTTGAACGGTGATCTTAATCACACCGACTCTAGCTTTGAGCGAATCAATGCAAGACTCAATAAAAGCCCGATAACCCCCCGCCTTCCAAAAGACTGAGTTACAATAGATTGTAGCATCCTCACACATCTTCTCGTCCTCCTCATCATCTGAGTAGAACTGAGCAACTGTATCAGTTTGTGTGAAAATACGAGCAATAGAAGGAATTACAGACTTAACACCATCCCGAACCTTAGTAACGATTACTTTTGACCGCCCTTCAACCGTCTTAAGACCCACTTGGCCCTGATAATACTTATCGACAGTGTGGCGTATGCCCTCCAGGTTCGAACCAATGAAATCAACCGCTGACTCAACGGCGGTTTTAGCGATTTTTTCAATTTCTTCATGAATTAACGGCTTAATGATCGTAGGATCATTGTCCTTATCGTTCTTAGAACTACTCTCGAATAATGCCATTAGTTAAAATTTCCCCGAATACTATAGACTACACCAAAATTATGGCTTTTTTATGGCACTCACCCATATTTTTAACATTTATTTTATATTCTTATTATAAAACACCAACCCACTTCTGGCAAGATGCTCCGCACCCTCTGATCCAGCTATAATTCGCACTCTTTGAGTATCTATATCTAATAAAGAAAACCAATGCTCTTCCATTACTTTAATCCAATACTTCTCAGATTGGCAATTTACATGATGAAAGCCACCTTGACCAGGAAAAGCATGAGATAATATTACAAATTTCCCACATTCTAAAGATGCTAGTATATTAGGAAGATATCTTGCTTCTACATGTTCTACAGTTTCTATACAAATTACTAAATCTACACGAGTAACAACAGCATGACGCGTCAAATCATGATGAATTGTAGGATAAACTGCTCTTCTAGCATTAGCATAAAGACCATCAACAGCAAGGGCGGGGACGCCCAGGGAGTGGAAGTAACTCGCGGCATACCCCATCCCAGAACCGAGATCCATCATAGATTTAATAGCGAATCTATCTACCAAATAATCCCAGACCTTAGGACTATGAGTACAAGGGTCTCCTACGAAGATATTCCCACCTACATGGGGCTGAGTAGGATCTTCAGCATAATCATAATTCATGCTACGGATCCAGCACGGCTTATCGGTGTCTTCCAATCAGACTTATTAGGTCCTCCAAGAAGGAGTCCTCCTTCCGCTGCATATCTAAACGCGTCGGCACCATGCGAGGCCCAGTCGTGTAAAGGTTCTGTTTTTTGCACTTGCATCTTTTCAACCCATTCTGCTCTATACATCCGCAGACATTCAAGTCCACGCTCGCAACCATCCACATCGAAGAAGCACATAGGTAATATACCACGAACGGCTGATATCCCATCATCCTTAGCTTCCTTGGTCAATAGAAAGCATTTATTATTTCGCTTTTCTAGAAATTCTACTCGTGTCAGCCCAGTCTGGAGCTCATGTGCTCCTGCATCGTGTGGTAAGATATGAAGGTCTATCTTATATGGAAGTGAACTAATCCAATCGCAATAGTGTCCAAGATCTTTATTTTTATCTTCATAATACTTAATGAAATGCCACTCTAGCCCCACCATCTGGAAAACCCAGATCGAGAGCATATCCCCGAACGCCAAATCCCAGGCAGCAAATGTTTGGGCTGATCGGTCGTGAGCGACATACGTGATTCTTCCAGAAGCTTCAGCTTCGCTAATATGCTTGCCGTAATAGGATCCCGTGGTGAGGATTTCATATCCACCAGCCCAAGTATGCTCCGCCATAGCCGGGTCGGTTGCGTAGTCATGAAGCATCTCCTCATATAACACATCAGGAAAGAAGGGGTTATCCTGCCAGTTCGCCTTTACCACAACCGTATTTGGCGGCTTGATAGGCTGGCGGAAGAAAAGATCGACAGCGTCAGTCTTGAAGCGAGGATTCCACGAAGCCCAGATCTCTGAGTCGGGTTTTCGTATCGTAGGACGAAGTAGACGCCAGGAAGCGTGAGAAATATTCTGTGCCTCTTCACACCATGCGATGTCGTAACCTTCCAAACTCTTAATATTCCCAGCATTATAAGACTGAAGTCCCTTAAAGATCATCAGGGCGCTATTGACGCCCCGAATCTCCTGATCTAATATCTCGAAATGTGATTGAAGATTCATATCTTCAATCTTATCTATCACAAGCTGCCTCACCGACTCCCTAATCGATGACTGCACCTCACGCAGACACACTATCCTCTTGGGCTTTTCATACATTTTGAGGACAGATTGCTCGGCAAAGAAATGACTCTTGCCGCTACCCCGTCCTCCATGAGCTCCCTTATAGCGGGCATCCGCTAAGAGGGGAACGAATACCGCAGGAACTGCTCTATTTAGTTCCATTACCCTGCGCTATCTTAATTATATTATCCATCCATACCGCGGTATTAGGAAAATCTTCCTTCACGCCCAGGCAATACACTATTACCGCCCTTAATCGCTCATTAGATGACATCAGCACCTCCTTATTTGAAGGATACTAGGCGACGTGTACTTTGTCTTTGGGGATCTGTCGAGTGTTACCTGCTCGAGCAATCTAACACCCTCATCCTTGCTTCCTAGTATCCATCAAATAAGGGAAACTCTAGAGGGTAGAGGCAAGACCGGGGGTCGCGCGTTCCCTCTAGAGTCCCATACAGCACAGGGGCGAACCCTTTGCTGGATCGTTACCCGGAGAAGGTTTGGGCGATGCTCTCCCGTCTCCTCCGGGTCGCTAAGCAGGCGGACGGTGAATCAACCCGCTAAGTTCAAACCTTTGATGCGTGGATCTTCGAACAACTTGTCAATCACAGCCTGCACAGCCTCGCGCTCAGCAGTCAAGTGACGTATTGCCATGACCCACGCATCCCAGGATCCGGAGTGCTCCGAATGCCTAGTCTTATTCCCCTCTGCCCCCGCAATCATCTGCATAAGCGTATCACGATACTCCTGAGTATACGACAAGATAGCTCTAAGAGCCACAGTCTCCTGCCTCTTTATCTCAGCTTCTGTGAGCTCATGCGCCTGCGAGGGTGATTCTACCTTCGGTAATACCTTCGACAGATCCGACAGATCCAACATACCCTACCCCCTGATATAGAACTCTAACTACGCTACCTTCTTAACTTCAGGCTTCGGAGGTTCTGCCTTCTTAACTATCTCGAAATCTGCCACAGATAGAGCTCCCCCAACTCCCGCTGGGCCATCCACTAGCTTCAGAGAACCACTGGAATGAACAATTCCTACCTTGAAATCTCCTTCCCACGTCTTATCCTCTGCCTTCTTCCGCCTCACCGTATCCCCGGCCTCGATGGTCTTAGCCTTGAGCTCTGCTTTGGCCTTCTCAGCCTTAGCCTGATCTTCCTTAGCCTTCGCTTCCGCAACTTTCGCTTCTTCTGCGGCCTTCGCTTCTGCTACTTTGTCCATCTTAATCTCCATTAGTTAACTCGTTCACTACTCGGCGCATTCGCCGGTATATCCTCATTCTGCCTGGATAAAGAGGCGGGGAGCTGCCGGGGAATCGGTTCAATCACGGTCATAGTTATCATCTGAGGCATAGTCCGTGCATCCGGAGGAGTTTCCTTCGGGTCAGCCCACACCTCAGGAGCCGCCCGCCTCAGAGCCTGCATGAGTACCTTAGACCTGACTGGATCTTCTGTGGTTAGCACATCAGCCTCAAGCCGATACACCCGCTGAGCCATCGCGAGTTCGACATCATAGCCAAATGTGGGATGGTTATCGACCCATTGGGCCGCGACCCTATATGGGATTCCTGCTTTGCCAGCAGAGGCTCTTAGACTGAAGCCATCTTTGACTGTGTCCAAGACTATCTGGGCGATGTCCGCATTGTAGATGGCGGAGGTGCCTACCCACTCGAGTTCGTTGCGCCGGTCCTGCATTATACCCCGTGAGTCCCTGACCAATAATCTATACAACTCCTTGGGCTGTGTCGAGTATTTTCCGCTGGAGTTGTATCACACAAGTTATCAATCCAATTATGAGTCTTATCTCTATCTATATGACCTATTACTTTAGGCCAGTACCCATGAACGAAAAACCAAGCTAGTCTATGTTCATAAATATTTCCAACTCGTCGATACCCATCTACATCTACATAGCCTGCTCGTTTACCTGCGCGATAACCAGTTTTATAGATAAATATTCCCTTTGTGGGATTATAGGAAAACCTTTGTTTAAGATCACCGTCCATAATATTACAGTATGGCACACTTTGGACCTGGTGACAAGGGGTGGGGGTTGTGGCAAATTGCCGCAGACTGTCATTACGTAGCGTAAGTCTAATTTCGAGGGGCGCACGGTGGGTGTGATGAGAAGAGGCAGGAAAAGGAGGAGGAGGGGGGCCTTACGAAGTTACTTTTCTACTAGGTAGGCAACGCCGCCTAGCCTAGGCAACTTTACCTATATGTGCTACTAAGCCTAGGTTAGGTATACTTACCTATATAAACAAATATACCTAGCATAGGGTTAATATGCTAGGTACAAACAGGCAACAAAAATGGCCTAGGTATTGCTACCTAGGCCATGCTTTAGTTGCTAGGCTGCCTTGCCAGCCCGTTTAGGGGCTGCTACAGGGGCAGGCGCAGGCGCAGTAGGTAAGCTAGCTACATGCGCCGCAATGGCCTGTACGGTACCGCTAACTGGCGCAGGCGCGGGCTTGGCAGCAGGGCCAATGGTAATAAAACCATGCTTAGTGTCCCATGCCAAATCTTGCGCAGCGTAGCCTTTACCGGCAAATGCCGCATTGGCCGGGTCTAGGCATAAAGCCCTATACTGGCCCACTGTAATGCCTTGGTAATACAGGTTAAAACGCCTGTAAGCCTTATTAGGCTGCCCCTTAGCATTAAATGGCTGCTTTGGGTTATGGCCAATGTTTACTTTTATTACTAGGTTGTTATCCATGGTAGGTATTTACCCCTAAATGCCAGTTGCCGTAATGGCCCCTGCGCAATGCCACAATGGCCAGGAAATGTGGCCAAAATAAGGCACACCGCTCATCTGGCCAAATTATTTTTTGTTCCTTCTTTGTTTCATGCCGCAGCGTCAGGTTCCTGCGGAACGCAGATGCCGGAGGCGGACGCGAGCGAATCAGTTCAAGGCCGTACGGATTCTTTCTACGAAGAATGGACTTGATTCTGTCTACAGATTCTGTCCGGTCTATCAGGTCCTTCGAGATTTTTTCTGCTCTTCTGATTCTGTCTGTTCTATTGATCACCTCGTGTGGATTACGAAGATTGACTCTATCTAAATGACTGATATTAGGTCCGCTCGTGTGGTTTACGAAGAATCCAACAGGGGGAAATGACCGAATCGGCCCCCTGGATCATGGCTTACGAAGGTTGATTGACCCAGGAAATATTTAAACCTATCCTAGTCATTCAGACCTAGACGGGGACGGAAAATAGGTATATCAGCCTAGAATGACCCCAAACTTTACGTACCGTCACTTACTATTTACTATTTACCATGGCGTTTTGTACT